CAGTTTTTCATCTTCACGATAAAGCTTTCGTTTTGAAGTCATAATAGTAACACATTTATTAGTTTGTAAATGTGTCTACCTATATCAGGATAAGACAAGATTCCACGTAGCATGATGATAGTTGATAGTGATGGACTTGGAAGCTACCTTGAAAGTTATTTGAATGGTATCAAAGAATTTCATGGTGGTACCCGACCGATTAATCCAGAGTACGACAACCTGAAATCTGAATGTGCATTTAAGCTTGCAGAGCTAATAAATAATCGGCAGATAAGAATTATATGTACGGAAGCGCAAAGAGAGCGCATAATGGAAGAATTGTCCGTCTTGAAGCAAGATCATATAGATGCCGATACCCGGAAGAAAGGGATAATCAGCAAGGAGAATATGAAAGATATACTCGGGCATTCTCCGGATTACCTCGACATGTTGATAATGGCAATGCTTTTTCGTATAAAACCGATACCTAAAAGACCCAAAGCAAAATTAGGACAGATATGACAGTAAAAGAGTTTTTGATATTGAGTGACGTGGCGAGCAATGCTGCTGAATTGTTGGAGCAGATAGGAAAGTTGCCTAAACCGGACTTTGTCGCAGGTGTCAGAGTTCCGGAGACTCTGAACGACCTCACCATAGGTCAGTTGATGGAACTGCAATCCGTACGCAATGTAATAGACTGTATAATGGTTCCATGTCGTGTTGTCCTCGGTTTGCCTATTGATAAGATAGAGAAGTATGAAGCAGCGGATATTTGGGGATTCTCCACATGGGTAACTAGGGAAGTTGAACGTATTACCAAGCTCTTTGAAACTACAAGCGTGGCACCGACTCCGGAAGAAAGACGTGCTGGGGTTGATAAACTTTCGTTCGGGTTGTTTGGCTTGGTGGATTACTATGCTACCCGCATGGGGATAACTGACCATGAGCAGGTAGAATGTGTTCCATGGGTGAGGGTATATAAATGCCTTGACATGGATGCAGAGAAAATACGCTATGAACGTCGATTACGGGAAATATATCAGAATAAGCAATGAATACAAGTGTAGAAAGGAAGATAGCTTCTGTTGCAGAAAAGCTGGAAGGAGTCACCTATTTGTTCGATAACTGGGCGACCGCCAATGTCAGGTTGGATAAGATGCCATTGCCGGCCATTATAAATTTGCTTCCTATATCCGGGAAATTCGTCATATCAAGAACACAGCTAAGGGATTCTCCTAACTGCATGATAGCATTTGCTGATAAGACCAAATTTGATTTCGATGGGGTGGAGAATGAGGAGGTCATTGAGAGATGCAAAGGATATGCGGTTCAGTTTATCCGTGAGTTGAATAGGAGCGAGCTGTTTGAGTGGGTGAGCGATGAGGTACCTTATTCCGTTTTCTATGATAAGCTGGATGTAAATGTTACCGGAATAGTAATAGAATTGAAATTGAAAGAGGTTCAAGGAGCGCCCATGTGCTAGTTATGGAAGATAGGAGGAAAGAGGTAAAGGCGATATTGTGTGAGGAGTTGGATAATCTTCGGCAGCGCATCATAGAAAATCATATACGGGCTGGGCAGCGTGCAAGTGGCAAAACTATCAAGAGCCTGCACGTTGTCGTGGATGATAATCATGGTACTCTTTATGGTCGTCAAGCGTTCGGAGTTCTGGAGGTGGGACGTGCCTCGGGGAAAGTACCGAAAGGATTCTATAAGATTATTCAGCAATGGATGATAGACAAGGGTATCCAAGTGGAGAGACCAAGGTCATTTGCATACCTTGTGGCCCGGAAGATAGCAACAGAGGGCACATCACTTTATCGCTCTGGTACGTACGAGGATATATATACAACGGACGTGGAGCAAACAATACGGGACATTATGGACCGTGTGTTTGGTATACTCGTTGATGATGTGACACATATAAATCTACATAGTAATGAGAACTCATAAGATAGGGGAAACAACCATAGAATATCCGGATGAAATATCTTTCTGTTTTAATCCGGTAGTGATAAACATTTACGGGCATGCTTGGGATTACGTGGAGGTGACGGTGACTGATATCGTTTCTGAAATTTCATACAAGGAGAAGAGGGCTCTGTTTAATAATGCATGCTTTTTTGATGTGTCGTTTTACATGCAGTCTACATTTGACACTGTAGAATTTGGGAAAATTGATTATTCACAGACGATTCCGAAAGATAGCGGGGTAGGACGTGTGTTCTCTGTAGATATTGACTTTTATTCGGACAGTTCAATGTCTGAAAGTTTTCAATTCAATACGTTCATCATTTGGGGGGCAATGAAGGTGGGTGAACGGTATAATGGAAATCGTATATTGACGTGGTTTAAAAACCTTCCGTTTACGGTAGGAATGTATACGGCCGGTAATGCTAATGTGAGTGTGACCGCTGACAGCATTTCTTTACCAGCTATTACATTGTCTGAAAGAAAGGTGTATAATATTACTTTGAATGGAATTGATGCAAACAATGAGGTCGTATTGAAATTGCCGGGAACGAGTGTGGGGGCAAACGTGTTCGACAATACATTTGATTTTACTTTTCATGCATTGACGAATATGGCTGTAAACGTGAGGCTTTTAGTTGATGAATGCACGGATGGAATTTATTTACGTTGGATAAATCGTCATGGCTTTTATTGCTATTGGTTGTTTAAACGTGGTGATGAGAGTAAACAAATTGCCAATGATGGTGAATTTATTCGTAATAATATGCAAGACTATAACTATGTTAATGGCTATCATGGAGGTTCAGGACGTAAGCAGAGAAAAACAGAAGAGAATACATTGTTGGTGTGTGCTCCTTTAGTGGACTCTGAAACGTTTGACTTCTTGTTTCAACTCGCGTTGTCACCCATCGTTGATATGTATGCAGGTAAAAATGTGAATGGAGTTGATAGCTGGAAGGCGGTGAATGTATCTGTTGGTAACTTCAATAAGACAAGAGCCGTATTGCAGGATTTCGTAGCAACAATCATATTACCAGAAACAAGAGTACAAAGCTTATGAGAAATGACATGCTATTTATTGATGGTAAGTTGGTAGACTTGGACGATAATACCAAGATTACACTTAATTTCAAGAGCAATATTTTTACAGACTTGAGTAAGATTGTGAGCAATAATAGTTATACAATCAAATTACCTAAGACAATAAGGAATCAACGTATCATATCGCATGCTGAGCTTCCATCTGCAGACTCCGGTTATCCTCGGAAATATCATGATGCAAGATATTTTCGTAATGGGGTAGAGGTTATTCCAACTGCTAAGGCTGTACTTATATCTATATCTGATAAGATTGAGATTGCCATGACGTGGGGAAATATAACAGCACTATCATCAATGCTTGAAAGTGGAAAAAGCCTGAGAGATATGGATGCTGGTGAATATGTGGGAGGTATATATTATCCGAAATATATTGAATGGAAAGATTGGGGAGAAAATGATCGTGTATATCCAAAGGTTGACTATGGTTTCAGAAATGGAGATTCAATGGTGTGGTATCATCCTGTTCAGTCTGTAAAACAAATCATGGAATACATAGAAGAGGATAACGGCATATCTTTTATTTTTCCAAAAGACAAAGAGGCTTTATTGGAAAACATGTTTGTTCCATTATTGGAAAAAAATCCAAGCGAAGAGTATGCAGAAATCGAAGCTATAACCGTTGATTTAAAGGGTGTTGCAGAGGATAGGGCTGGCAAGACAAACATATACTTCAACGATATGGGAAATGTTGGTTCGTTTTATGGAAACCTTGCAGTAATAGGAAACGGAGTGAGTGGAGGATATTACAATGGCTATAGGTCTAAAGTCATAAATGCTGTACCTAAGATATCGGGTAATTTTAAAGTTAAAGTAAATACAAATGTGGCTCCATTATCTGCTACATTGGAAGTTTATAATTACAACTTCAATGAAGTCGGTAGCGAACTGGATACAAGTACTGTACTTACAATTCCATTACTGAATGTAAATTTTATAAGTGACGGTGTATATGAGGTCTTGTTTCAATTTGAGAATAGGCAAACAGAGATGCTTTCTACTCTACATTCTTCTATTCCTCATCTGAAATTTGCTTTGCAGAATATAGGCAAGCCATCTGATGTCGTTTCTATTAGCGGCACGTTGAAGATAACGAATATAGAGCAAGAAATATTATTGGGTGGTAGATATTGGATAATACCTAATCTGCCAGATATAAAGCAGTCTGATTTTATTAAAGCTATATCGGCAATCATAGGTACTTTCCCTTTGTTCACAGAAAGTAACGGCCTTGTGTTTGTATCATTTGATACAATTATGTCTAATAAGGCGAAAGCGTTGGATTGGACCCGTAGGCTGGTTGCTACATATAAAGATAATAAACCTAATGCGATTGCCTATTCTCTTGATGATTTTTCTCAAAAGAATTTTTATAGATGGAAGGAGGATGATACGGTAGTGGGGAAATATGATGGGTATTTGTTTGTAGAAAACGAAACGATAGAAAGTGAAAGAGATGTTGTTGAATTGCCGTTTGCTGCTAGTGACCAATTCTCGGATGTAGCCAAGATACCAATATATTCATATGATGAGGAAGGTAATTTGGAATACAATTCAGTTGAGCCAAGATTATTGGCTTATAATGGTGTGAAAGGGGTATTTACTGGTCTTGATTGGAATACACTCCTTTCTATGTATTACCAAACATACCAATCTATCATACGAAGGCCTATTGTTATTACAGAAAAGATAGAAATAAATGATATTGAGTTGAGAGACTTAGATATGACTGTTCCAATTTATTTGGCCCAATATGGTAGATATTATGCCATTATTTCCATTAAGGCAGAAGATACGGGAATATGTGAATGTAAATTGTTACAATTGGAGGTGTAGTTATGGGAAATGCGGAAGAGAAAATATTAGAGATTAAAGTGAGGTATGATAAAGCCATTACTAAGATAGCTGAATACAGTACTGAACTTGATAAATTAAAAGCAAGGGAAAAGCAGTTGAAGGAGGATGTGAGTAAAGGGCGGATAGAGAGGGAAAAATACAACTTAATGATGGCAGAAACAAAGATAGCCGCCAAAGAATACACCGAATCTATCCGTGTATTGAATAAACAAATTCAAAATGAACGTAAAGAGCAGACAGAGATGGAAGGAAGCCTTGTTAGGTTGCGGGCTGAGCTTTCCAATCTTACTGCTGCTTATGACAGATTAAGTCGTGTAGAGCGTGAGGGAGTCAAAGGCAAAGAGCTGCAAGATAAGATAAATGCCATTACCGATGAACTGAAAGGTGCGGAAGAAGAAACGCAGCGCTTTTATCGGAATGTAGGAAACTATGAAGCTGCTATTTTAAAGGCTGCACAATCAAATATCCCATTTCTTGATTCAATTATTAAAATGCAAACAGAACTTGGAGGAGTGAAACAAGCTTTTAATGTTGGGAAAACAGCTGTTATAGGATTTAGTAAGCAATTATTAGCTTTACTGACGAATCCGATAGTTGCTATTCTTGCTAGTATTGCTGCAGCGATAATGCTTGTATCCAAAGCTATAAATTCCAGTGAAGAAGCGTCAAATCGTTGGAACATTATTACTGCTCCATTATCAAGGTCACTTGATTTTCTTTTGAACATAGTTCAACGATTAGCGGGAGGTATTCTATCTGTTGTCGAGTCTGGAGCAAAGATGATTGGATGGATAGCTAAGATGGCAGAAAAATTGCCTGGCATAGGAAAGTATATCAGGGACATTAACGATGCCAATAGAGAGGCTATCAAACTGGCTAAGGAAGAAGCAGCCATAGCAAAACAAGCGCGAACGGACCAAATACAGAATGCTAAAGACCAGCTGGAGGTCGCACGTTTGCGCCAGCAGGCGAAAGACAAGGAGAAGTTCACGGCAGAGGAGAGACTTGCTTTCGTAAAGCAGGCTAATAAGCTTGAAGAGGAGCAGGCAAAGCGGAATGTGGATTTGGCAACGAGAGAGTTTGAGCTTCTTCGTAAGCGTTCAGAATGGGCAGAAAATGATGCAGAGACAAATGATAAGTTGGCTGAACTTGAAGCTGCAAAATACAATGCGGAGAAGGAGTATTTCTCTAAAACTATGGAATTACTTGAGCAGGAGAATACGATTAGAGGAGAAATAGTCACAGTGCAGAAAGCTGTGGCAGAGAAAGTGGCTGCCATCAAAGAAAAAGAGCGCGAGGAAATCCGAAAAGCAGAAGATGAAGCCTTGAAGATAGTCAAGGATGCCCAAGAAAAACAATTTATTGAGACTAAGAGAGTGTATGAGCGTCAGATAGAGGATTTACGCATTCGTTTACGTACTGAAATAGGTCTTACAGCAACTATGCGCCAAGCACTCAATCAGCAGATCATTGCACTTGAACAGCAAAAAAATGATGCATTACAGCAATTATCGGAAGAACAACTGATGAAGGAGATGGAGAACCGGCAGAAACTAATCTCTCTGCAACTTGAATCCGTAAAAGCTGGAAGTGAGCAGGAGTACCAACTAAAGATGCAGCAACTTGTTGCCCAACGTGACGTAGAACTCCGTCAGAAAGAGCTTACTGAACAGATGAAGCTTGCTATTACGGAGAAGTACAATAAAGAGATTGATGATTTGTCCGTTCAACATGAGAATGATACAGCAAAGAAACAAGCTGATGCACTCAAACTTCGATTGGATAATGAATTGGCAGAAGCTAAATTGAATGGAGATAGTGAACTTGAGCTTCTTCGTATGCAGGAACAGCAGAAGCTTGAACTGAAAGACAGCTTGAGACGGATGGAAGAGGAGAGTGATGCCGAATTCCGGGCCAGACAGCTTGCTGCAGACCAAGAATACTTGGATGCAAAGCAGGCGGTCATTGACAAGGAAGTGGAGATGCAGCAAAATAAAGGTGAATCCCTTTCTGTCTTGGCAGGGAATCTTTCTGATTTGTTGGAACAAGCGGCAGGAGATAACGAGAATATGGCCCAGTTGGCGAAAATACTGGCTATTGCGGAGGTTTCTATCGCACAAGGGGTAGCCATTGCCAAAGCCGTAGAAACAGCTACCCGCTCATCTGCAACATGGATTGACATGCTTGCTGCGATAGGTACTGTAGTGGCATCTGTAACTACTGTTATGGGAAAGGCTATGAAATCGGTGAAAAGTGCTAAATTTGCACAAGGAGGTAAAGTTGAAGGGCCAGGTTCCGGTACAAGCGATTCCATACCTGCTATGTTGTCCAACGGTGAAAGTGTAATGACGGCTGCTGCAACCTCGATGTTTGCTCCGTTATTGTCGGCTTTCAATCAGATAGGAGGAGGTATTCCCATTAATGTAACAGCTTCTTCCAATCAGGCGTTAGGAGAGGACATGCTGGCCAAAGCTGTTGCAAAAGGTATGATGATGGCGCCTGCTCCGGTGGTTTCTGTGGAAGAGTTTACCTCTGTTGCTAATAGGGTTAAGTACGTTGAAAATCTTGGTAGTATATGAAAGCATATGAACTATTGATATTGAATAAGAGTCTTCTTCAAATGATGGGGGATGCTTCGCTTGATGTCGGGGATGTGAAATATATTCCCGTGTATCAAGAGTATGTCCGTCTGTCAAAGGAGGGGCATAAAAAGACTTATATCATGCAATATTTATCCGATGAGTATAATATTGCGGAAAGGACAATTTATCGGATAATAGATAAGTTCTCAAGTAAAGTGGATATTTAGGGGCGGAATTATTCCGCTCTTTTTTTTGTTTTGAAAAAGTTGCTGACAAAGCGTGTCAGTGGAATAGACTTCTTATTTTCTTCAAGCCGTATCATGTTTTCTACCTTTGTTACAAACAATTATGTGATATGGCTAAATTATACATTAACAAGGACATTGTAGCCGATAAGGATAAAATGGAAAATTGGTATTTGACCGGTGACGAGGGGCTTTCGTTTCCGGATATCCAATACTTCCTTTCATGGCTTGACCCAGCTGACCCTAAAATTGACATTGAAATCCATTCGTGTGGCGGTGATACAGTTGAGGGGTATGCTATTTATGATGCATTACGTGCGTCAGGTAAGGAAATATCTTGTACCGTTGTTGGACGATGTGCTTCTATGGCTACCATCATTTTGCTTTCTGCTCCACTTGAACGCAGAAAAGCTTATCCTCATGCAAAGTTTCTCATCCACAAACCATATTTGGCAAGATATGATGATTTATTGGACCTTGAAACTATAGAATCCATCAAATCAAGTCTGGAAGCGGAAAAGGATAAGATGATGGCTGTATATGTTGAACGGACAGGAGTTGAATCGACCATTTTGGAGGTCCAGATGAACAAGGAGGCATGGTTTGGCGGTGAGGTTGCAAAACAACTTGGATTTATATCTGATGTTCTTATACCGACTACAGCAAAAGGAACTGATTATAAACTTAATAGTGAGAAAATGAACAAAGAAAAACAAGTAACGGTAAAGCAATCTATCATTGACAGATTGCTTGCGAAATGTGGCTACCAGAAGATAGAAGACATTCCGGTAGTATCTATGGAACTGACAGATGCCGAAGGTAATACACTGACGGTGGAACGTGAAGAAGGAGAACCGCAAGTGGGAGATGCGGCATCCCCCGATGGCGAGCATGTTATGCCCGATGGTAAGACTATCATTGTAACAGACGGAGTGATTACAGAAATCAAAGACCCGGAAGAAGCAAACGGTGATGAGGAGATTGAAGCTTTAAAGGCGCGCATTGAAGAACTTGAAGAGGAAAATGCGGCATTGAAAACCAATGCCCGTACAGTTGAGGACAATAAGATACTGAATGCTGTAAAGATGGCAGGGGGTGAGAATTGGCTAGCAAAACATTGTTCAACCTATAGAGTCTCTTTGCGTACCCAATCCTTCAAGAATACTGTTGAGACACAAGCAAGTGCAGAGGAGACACCTATTCAAAGAAAATTGAGAGAGGAAAGGGAGAAGAGAGCTAAAAAGTAAAGAAAGGAGAATTGAGTATGCCTATTTTAGATTTTTCAAAATTGACGCCAGACAATCAGGCGGTGAAAGATTTGAAAGACTTGATTGAACTGACAGTCTTTCAAAATGAGGATATGGAGCGTTTTATGACGTTCATGCCTAAAGTGACCAATGGCAAGAAAGTTGGCTTCATCGGTGAGATGGAGGATGTAGGTATCGCAGGCGCCGGATGTGACCCTGAATATCAAAAAGTGGCTATCGCTGCCGCCCAGAAAGTATGGGAAATTGGTGACTGGCAAGTCCCGTTGGAAATGTGCTATGAGGACTTGGAGAATACTATTGCAAAGTACTGCTTGAAGACCGGTACCAATATTGCGGACCTTACCTCTACTGAATATATGGATGGGATTGTCCTTCCAAAACTGACGGAAGCAATGATGAAAATGTTATGGCGCTTCACTTGGTTTGGAGACAAGGATGCCGCTAATATTGACGGTTCCGGTCAAATTACGGATGGATTGAATGTAGAATTGTTCAAGACATGTGACGGTTTCTTTAAACGCTTGTTTGCCATATGTACAGAGAATTCCGGTCAGCATACCGTTATATCAGCCAACTCTGAAACATCTTATGCTTTGCAGAAGTCCAAGATGAAAGAATTGGGGGCTGCTACATCTGTGTTTGACGCGATGCTTGAAGATGCGGATAGCCGTATTTTCCAGAAGTCCGGACATGCAATTTTTGCTACAAAATCATTATGTGATTCTTTGTCACGTGATGTGAGGGAGAAATATAAGGTTATTATGCCTTGGACGGTTATTTTTGACGGCCTTGAAGTAGGAGAGTATGACGGCGTTACGGTTGTAAAATGCTCTATCTGGGACCGATTTATTCAAGCATATCAGAACGACAAGACGAAACTGAACCTTCCTCACCGTGCGGTTCTGTGTTCTCCGGACAACTTGATGTATGGCTGTGAAGGCGATAATCCGATATCTGACCTTGATATCTGGTTTGAAAGAAAACCCCGTAAGAATTACATCTATTCTACTGGTAAACTCGGTTCTATGATTGGCGAGGACAACTTGGTGCAAGTAGCATATTGACAAAAGGAGGTATTCTATGGGAGTATGTGATGATATTTTAAAGAAAGATATTGTTCCGTCGTGTGATGATCCAGTAGTACAAGGATTGGAGCAGGAAGGGGTAATAATGAATCGTGCGGATGTGGACTTTGCAGCCACAGTATTCAATTCTACAAAAAAGAATGTGATTGAAACGCTGGCTATGAAAACCGGGAAGAAGGCTTATAAGGTTGTTGTTCCTGGTAAAAATCCATTTACGGGTACAAAGACCTCATTAGTGGCTGGCACATATCGTAGTTCGTTTACCAATACTGTCGCGATTGTGATATTGGCAAACGACCCGGATGTATGCGCTGATGTTATTGACGGATTGGCTAACGGTACCTATGTTGTGGTGTTGGAGAATAAATATAAGGGTTTACAGAAAGAAGGAAACCCTGGTGATGCCGCTTTTCAGGTGTATGGTTACTACCAAGGGCTTACAGCTACAGCTATCGACAACGATAAGTATAGCGAGGATACTGAAGGTGGATGGGCTGTTACCTTGGAAGAGCAGAAAACGCCTAAATCTGCATTATTCTTGTTCAAGACGAGTTATGAAGCAACTAAGACTGCTGTCAACACTTTGACGGCTGAACCGGCAGCATAGGAGGGAATATGCTTGTCTTGGAGATGGTTGATAAGTTGAAGAGATTGGGGGATAAGGTCTCCCTTTCTTCTTCTGATAAATCAGACATTGAACTGATGTTTCATGAAGTTCTTGGTAGGACATTTACCAAGACCTCATGTGGTGATTGCTATCGTGACGCTGTGATTGAAATGTATTCGTACTTAAAAAGATATGGAAAAATGAAAGAAAAATCAAGTTATGCATTGAAAAATGGTGTATTGCTCCAAGTAGGCTTTGGAAGTAGTGAAATGTACACCAACAACAATCTTACTGACGAAGCGGCAGAAAGGTATCTTGCGGAAAATCCTAAAGGGATAGTCTTTTTTGCTTCAACGCCTTCCGATTGGGAGAAAAGGGTTGAAAGACGGATGAGTCCTGCTTTACCATTGGATGAAACTTTGGTTTCAGAATTGGTGAAAGCCTTTGAAGTGGAAGGTGCTACTTCTGAGTTTGTGAGAGATGCGTTCAAGACTTATAAACTGAACGGGAAGAAAGTTACAGCTAAAGTATTGGATGCTCATATTAAAGAGGCTCAATCTGTAGTTGACTCTAAGCAGACTATAGAAGCCGTAGAAACGGTGAAATAAAGAATAACCTCACGGAACGATGAATGTAAATGAATTAAAGAAGAAGAGTAATAGGCGTGTTGACACGGGCTATTTACGTAATCTTGGCATCCAAAGCTACGGTGATGATAATTTATATCCCCAACATCTAAGAAATATCATCGCTGCGAGTTCAACGGGTAGCGAATGTGCAGAACGTTATGCCAATTTCATAGAGGGAAATGGGTTTCGTGAGGTTGCTTTTTCTGAATATGTGGTTAACCGCCGTGGAGATACGGCAGATGACATCCATGCTTTCGTCTGCAAGGATGTTGCTGATTACGATGGGATGGCGATACATGTTAATTATAATATGTTCGCAGATATAGTGGAAGTACAGCACATCCCCTTTGAAAATTGCCGTTTGTTGGAGGAGGATGAATCCGGATATATCGCAAAAATCGCAGTTCATCCGGATTGGACAGGAAAGAAAACCCGTCAGGGAAAAGCCATAAAGGTAATACCAGAAAATGTGGAGTTTATAGATGTATTTAATCCACGTAAGGAGGTGGTCTATGCGCAAATTCGGGCTGCCGGAGGGATTGAAAACTATAAGGGGCAGATACTATGGATTAGCAACACAGGGAAATTCGTGTATCCTATCGGAAGAGCTGACCGTGTGATTACGGAAATGAGTACGGATGAGGGATTAGCCAATGTGAAGTATCGTAATGTGCGTTGTAACTTCATGCCTTCCGGGATGATAATTACAAAGAAAGGTGCTTCTTCGGTACGTTTTGATGAAAACGGAAATCCTATAAAAGAGGATAGGACTAATGAAGATACTGGTTTTTCTGATACTATCGTGCAATTACAAGGAGACACCAATGCGACAAAGGTCTTAGAGGTAACCTTGGAATCTGATGAAGAAAAACCGGAGTTTGTGGATATTAGTCCTAAAAATTATGATAAGGAGTTTACCGTTACTGATGCCAGTGTGGTTGAACGTATTTATTCGGCTTTCGGGCAGGAGCCTTGGTATTGTATCCGGATTGGTAAGGTTGGTTTTTCTGGGGATATATTGGAAGATGCTTTTGAATACTATAACTCTATTGTGTCAAAGCAACAACGCATGATTGAACGGGCTTTTCAGAAAATTTTTGCGCATTGGTATGAACCTCTCAATCCTTCCAATGACTTTAGTGTACAACCTCTTAAATATATAAGAAATGCTGCGATGTCTAATAACAACAGATGAGGTCTATAAGTTGGCTCGTACGATGTCAATACACATCGATACGGAAAAGATAGAGGCATATATTCGGGAGTCGGAGAACATTGATTTGAAGTCAGCTTTGGGTGATGCTTTATTCTTAGATGTGAAAGAACATCCGGAAAATTATAGTGAGTTGCTTAATGGTAGTTCTTATACCATAGAATGTGGAGGCAAACGTTCCTTTGTAGGGCTGAAAACGACATTGGCATATTATACCTATGCTCGTATCGTGAAAAATGGAGATGGAAATGTCACCCGTTTTGGATTTGTCAATAAAGATAACGAATATTCATCGCGTTCTGATTTTAAGGAGAAACTTATGGCTTATAATGATGCTTTCTCTGTTGCTGATAGGTATATGAAAGAATGTGTTCGGTATTTGAATGATAATAAAAAAGACTTTCCGCTGTATAGGGGAAGTGGAGGGATTAATGCTAATCGTGTAACTTTTAGAGTACTTGGTGAATAATGCCTGATACACTTGACATATTAAGGAAACTTGCTCTACAGATAAGGAACGCCTCTTCTGAGGGAGAGAATACCGCAGAGAGGGTTGGACGGACATTTATTGGCATTCTTGAACTCATTCAACAAGGAATGAGCATCGAAGAATTATCAAAGGTGTTCCTTCGAAAAGACCAGGCTGACGGCACCCCCTTCCCCATAACCTTCGGAGATTGGGTCAAGTTCGGCGAGTTTATCACCGGTATTTCCGGAGGTTGTATCGATAAGAATGGCATCCTTGAAATGGAAGAGGGCATTTTCCGCAAACGTCTGTTTGTTCCGGAGATTGCCTATAACCGTGTGACCTATTTCAAAGGCAGAATGTGCGCCTCTCCCGGAGGCGGATGTACGGTCAAGGAATGGAGCGACAACGGTGACGGCAGCTACACCATAACTCCTGACCTGACCGATGCCGACGGGCTGAGCCAGTTTGTGGATGACATTCTGACCACCTACTTCGTCACCAAGAACGCCGAAGGCAAGCTGCAGGGGTTCGAGGAGATGAAGTTCCGGGTGACTTCTGCCGATTACACTGCCAAGACATTCGTCATGACGCCGAAACCGGGTACCGACTGGAAGCCGGGGGATGCGATGGTACTCGCCCAGACGGGTAACTTTACAGACCCGGAACGGCAGACGTACATCCTGATTGATACGGTTAACGGCAACAACTGCATCACTTTCTTCGACCACGCCAATACCTGGGATGTCGAGCCGGCACAAGAGATGTCGTGGATTGGCAAGAAGAAAGGCAGAACAGTTCACGGCATTCCGGCCGACAACTACTCGGCTGTTTTTCGCCACGTCATCATGTCCGGCAAGATATTCCAGGTGGATGACATCACCGGCGAGGCTTTCCGGGTACCGCTATTTAAAGGTACGTGGAAAAAGGGTGAGAAGTATGCCTATTATGATGAGGTGACGCATAACGGCAGCTCATGGATATGTGTCAATGAGAAAGGCACGTCTACAGAACCGGCAGACGGCAATGCCGACTGGCTGAAATATGCGGCCAAGGGAGAAAGCGGCAAGGGTATCAAGTCTACCGATGTGGAATACGCGATATCGGTGTCTAATGTCATTGCCCCGGTGGACGGTTGGCAGACTACCTCCCCTGAATGGGAAGCCGGCAAGTATATCTGGTCGCGGACGAAGATTGTCTATTCTGATGGCGAAGTCAAGTACACCCAAGCGGCTTGTATCAGTGGTGGGCAGGGGGCCGACGGCAAGGGCATCAAGTCCATTACCGAAGAATACTACCTTTCCTCTTCATCGGCCACCACAACCGGAGGCGAGTGGCAGACAGGCTCTCCGGCGTGGAAAAACGGCTGGTATATCTGGACCCGGACAAGGATAGTCTTTACTGACGATACTTCCACCACAACGAACGCCATCTGTGTGACTGGCAGCAAGGGTGCAGACGGTACAAGCATTACCAATTGCGGTGAATGGGAAACCGGTAAGCATATACCTTACATGGGTATTACCAGGATGGCCGGACGTGTGTTCCTCTGTATTGCTCCTGGTGGTACCGACAATCCTCCGATGTGGACTCAGACGACCAATGAGGGGAGACGCATCCTGCAGACGCAGAACGGTGGAAAGAGCTACGGATATACCATTACCGGGGACTTGAACACGGCTGAGTATGAGCTGCTGGTGGAGAACGGCCAGGATGGTAAGGACGGAAAAGGCTATGAGTGGATATTCAAACATACGACAGAGAATGTGACGCCTCCTACGCCAGCCACCTTGCAGGTGGATGACTACGTGCCGTCCGGCTGGCATGATGACCCGATTGGTGTCAGCGAGAGCCTGCCATACGAGTGGGCTTGCTGCCGAACTAAGAAGGACGGTGTATGGAGCGCGTTCAGTCCGGCCGCCATCTGGGCCAAATGGGGCTTTGACGGCGAGTCTGCCATTGTAGCCGATTTCGACAACGAGATGGAAAGCATTGCCTTGACATATGAGGGAAAGACCGTTGCGCAGTCCGTGCTCAATACGACCGTCGGCATGTGGTACGGCACGCAGAAGCTACAGTTGAAATCCATCTCATGCGTGACCCCGGCAGGTGTCACGGAGAGCTACAATGTCAATACGGGGGTGATAGCCTTCACCGTACAGGCCGGTGTCTCAATGCCTGCACGCTCAGAAGTCAGGATAACTGTTACGGCTACTATCCAAGGAACTGATATAAGCCGTGAGTTGGTGTTCACCATTACCGGGGTGCGTGCCGGTAATCCAGGCAGTGATGCGGTACTCTATAGGCTGGTGCCTTCCGTCTCATCGGTAAGCAAGCGGAAGGACGGTACTTACAGCGTGGCAAGCGTGTCATGTACACGCACCAAGTCGGTCGGTGGCAGTACTGCTGTTACGACGGATGGTGTGCTGAAATACAGTAAGGACGGTGGTTCGGAGGTCGAGATACAGAACGGCACGGCCATTTCCCCGAAGAACTTCACGACGCAGCTGCAGTTCGTGTTCTACGTGGGTGGGCAGGTCGTGGACCGGGAAACTATACCCATGGTTGTGGATGGCAACGACGGTAATCCTGGGAAACCGGGCGGTGACGGCGAATCCGTCAAGGCTGGCGGTGAGTGGCGCACGGCTAATACTCCATACAAAAAGCTCACCATCTGTACGATGGGGAGTCGCTCCTGGCTCTCAAAGGTTGACACTTCGAATCCACCTCTATGGACTCAGACAACTCATGACGGGAGGCGAATCACTCAGACCCAGAACGGCGGCAAGTCCTACGGTTATATCATTACGGAAGAAGTGAACACCGACGAATGGGAACAACTGACATCAGACGGCGGCATGGTCTATCTCATCAGTACATGCAGCAATATACGGGTGAGCAGTGCCGGGTCTTTGGTGCCTTCGGCTTTCCGGGTGTATGCCAAACGGACGCTCGGCAGCGCCACATTGACTTATCCGGACGGATATCTGGCAGCGAGAGGCTACAGCAACGGGATATGGAGCGCCATCGCAGGGCCTTCGAGGGCTTCCGAGATTACTGTCAACGCTTCTGCAGGGTATTCCACTTTCTCTGTCCGCTGTTACCAGAGCCAGGCTGACGCTTCGGCATGGAATGACAGCTTTATAGCCGAGATGTCCGTGGGTGTAAGTTATGACGGTTCAAGCGGACGGGATGCCAGTGAGCCGCGTCCGAGAGGTTTTTTCGCCAAAGGTAACACGTATGTGTGGAATGAAGATTACCATGACATCGTACTGGCCACATTCAACAATCGAACCATTCCGTTTCGGGTACGGGCTTACGGTACGTCGGTCACTGTCGCACCTACCTCGATAGACGGTGATGCTAATTGGGAGGCGGCACAGCAGTTTATGTTTGTAGCTATGGATATGGCTTTAGCGAGAAAAATACGTGCTGATGAAATCCTTGTGGATGATTTGGTGGTACAGAATGTACTGGCAAGGGATAAAACCGGTAAAGCCATGTGCCAGATTGACGGGGAGAATGGTGGCATTGGGTTCCTGGCCGGAGGCAATATCCGATGGGATGCCAATGGTAATGTGTTCCAGGACGCCTCAATCTTCCGAAAGCTGAAACTTCTGGAGTCGAAATCCGATTCGTATGAATACTACCTGGATTTCAATACCGGGTTGAACTTTGAAATATCCCGGATATATGTCTTATCCTGATATAGGTAGACACATTTACAAACTAATAAATGTGTTACTATTATGACTTCAAAACGAAAGCTTTATCGTGAAGA